ATGCCTAAAATTGTACCTGCACTTACAGACTCTAAAATAAAGTCTGAAATCTCAAAACATAGGAAAGATGTTGAGAAGAAAATTCTCAAGCTATCCGATGGTGGTGGATTATACCTTTTAATTGATAAGAAGGGTGGCACATCATGGAGATTTGACTATACTAGACCAATTCTTAAGAAGCGTAACACTATTTCAATTGGCCCATATCCAGAAATTACGTTAGCAATTGCTCGTCAATATCGTGAAGAGTTTAGAAGTCAAATAGCACAAAATATTGATCCGGTTGAACAGCGAAAACGTGAGGCTCAAGTTAAAAGAAGAAATTTAATTTCTACTTTTTCCGCCGTTGCGGATGAGTTCCGATTAACCGAAGAAATTACTGAAAGAACAAAACAACGTAACAAGGCTATTTGGGAAAAACTTTATTTAAGTATTGGCTCAATCCCTATTTCTGAAATTACAGCATTACAAGTCCTAGATGCCTGTAGATTGTATGAAAACCAAGGAAAATATGACTCGGCAAAACGGATGCGTTCAAAAGCCAGTCAGGTCTTTAAATATGCAATTGTACTGGGGCTTTGCCAATATAATGTAGCTGACCAGATATCAGGGATTTTAAAATCTGGTACTGTTAATCACTACGCAGCTATTACTGATGAAAAAAGACTGGGTCAACTACTTTTAGATTTATCAGAACCAAATTTAAATGGTTCTATTATAGTCTATTATGCAACTTTAATATTGCCATATGTTTTTGTTAGACCTGGTGAATTACGCTGGGCAGAATGGGATCAAATTGATTTAGATAAAGGTCTTTGGGCTTATACACCACCAAAAACCCAAAATAAAACCCACTTAGAACATGTAGTTCCTTTGGCAACACAAGTCGTTGCACATCTTAGGGAGCTTTATAAATTAACAGGTAGTCAAAGGTATGTCTTTGCTTCTATGACTAAAGGTAAACCTGTTATTAGTGAGTCAACTATTAATAAAAGGCTTAAGTCATTTGGATTTGCGAATGGTGAAACAACTGGGCACGGTTTACGTGCAACGGCTCGTACTTTATTAGATGAAGTACTTAATTATCCAATTGAACGTATTGAAATGCAGCTTGCACACCAAGTAAAAGATATGCACGGAAGAGCCTACAACCGGACGAAATATTTAAAAGAACGTACCGAAATGATGCAGGCTTGGGCAGATTATCTAGATAAATTAAGAGAAGAAGCAAGAGTTGTAGCAACACAATAAGAAAACAGGCCTTATTTTATTAAGGCCTGAATTTTATCCTTATATTTTTCCAAAAGTGATTCTGGGAACTCAACTCTTGTTGATCCACCTAACTTAACTTTTTTTAACTCGCCACTATTAAACATTCTATAAATAGTGGCCTTAGATAAGTCGGTAATTTGCATTGTTTGATTAACAGTGAATAACATTTACCCCTCCTTACTTTCCGCTTTAACTTCATCTACATATTCAATTGCATCTTTCATGCTGAGAAAGCCGCATAACTCTTCACTACAATTTTCATTTTCAAAGACTGTATATGCGAAGACGTTACTCTCATCTATTTCGATAAATAAGCCTTTGTAAATGAACCCAGTAGTCCGCTTGGAGATAAAGAGCTTTACGTCAAAATAAGCCATATCAAATTCACTCATTCCACCCAGCCTCCCAAATCTAAATAGTTTTGACTCCAATCATTAGCGCAATCAGAAATAAATGTTTCCTTTTGCAGTTCATCCATTGCATTCCAGTCATCTTCACCAATGAATTCACTAAGAGGGTAGAAATCTTCCTGAGTGGCATTTGCAATACCAATTGCCATATGAAATCGAATTTTTAAATCTTTAAATGCTTTTTCACTCATCCCTCAGCTCCCGATTCGGTTTCCAGCTTCATTGCACCTTCTTCTGGATACTCACTTATATAAACGTAGTAACCACTGCCGCTATGAGCTTCCTCAAACCAAGCAATTGTTAATTCAGTTTCTAAAAGTTCTGGATCTTTGTTTGGTGCACCAAAGTTTGCTGCTGCATATAATTGCTCACAGGTTAAGTAAATCTTTTTCTCCGGCACCGTCTGAGCTTTGGCTTTTTCTAGCCCTGCATCACGATGCTTTGCACATCTGAGCCAAGCATCCCAACGGCTATTCATGTTGCTTATTTCTTTCTGAGCAATTTCAGAAGGATTGTTTGATCTAGTCATAAACAGTTCATGCTCATGACTAAAAATAATGTCTCTTCTTCCTTTGTAATATTGGAAGGTATTTAGAAAAGCCTCTCTTTCCTTATTCAAATCTGTCATGCTGCCACCTTCAGTGTTTTTATTGCGTCATCTATAGCTTTGTTGAAGTTGCGAACATCTTGCTCTAGTGCTTCGATAGCCAAGTCTTTCGCAAACACACGAATAATGATGATCTGTAGTCCTTCTGGTAAACGTGGGTCATAGCTCACAAAGTCACACCATTCACGACGAGTACAAGCCAATTGACTAGTGATTTGAGGGATGTACTCATCTGGCACTTGCTTAGTCAGCAAGGTATTCAAATGCGTTGTAGTGTCTGGGCACTTAACTTCGATTTGACCATCTTCATTAACAAGCCCATCTGGTGAAGCCCCGAACATTTCAATGAAAGGGTGGTCAATTAAACCTGTTCCAACTACAAAGTTACCTGTCTCATTTTCATAAGCTGCAATTGCATGAGGCTCGTTGTCGATACCCCATTGCATTACTGAATTAGTTGGGATTTCCTTCTGAACGCCAGTGAGGCGCTCAGCTAGAATTGTTAAACCCAGTGCATTTAAAGCTTTACCTTTATTAGGCTTTGCATTTAAATCCTTTACACGGCTTGCTGTGACTTTGCCACAGCGTTCTGAATGCCAATCTTCACTACGCTGGAGAATGTTCATACACTTGCCCTTGTGGTTGATCAGCATGTTGTGCTGCTTCTTTCAATGACGCACTATGTTTAGTCCAGAAGTATTTTTTGCAGTCACCTTGCGGTAATTCAGCGTAGCCAGTTTGCAAAGCTTCTGTACCTTCCATGGCCAAAGCGCGCATGTTGTCTAAATGTTGCTGCTCATAAGCTTCATAACCTTGAGGAAGATCTGAACTAACGGTCTGAACGGTAGGGATATGACAATCATCAATACGACGAGCTTCGTCTTCGTCATAAATACCTGAGAATCCAAAAGCAACACGGGCACATTGAATTAAAGCCTTATGACGTAGCATCCGTTTTGGGTATTTTTTCCAAGGTTCTGAATTACCCTGACACTCGGATAAATACTCAGTCACAACAGTAGGGTGGTTGCGGTCTTTACGGAAAATCTTGCATGTGCATGATTCATCATCTTGTTCAAACTGGATGCCATCACATACAGGATTGTCATTAATAATGCGCGCCCATCCATCAATACCAACAACAGGTGTGATGCCGCCACCTTTGGCAGGGAATGCATAAATTTCTTTTGTAAAAGGGTTTAGCTTGTACTGGTTTGCAACAATTAATAGAGAGAGAAATTCATCATTTGTTGCTTTCTTAAATACTGTATTAACAAGAGTATTTGCTAACTCAGCAGGATCAACATCTTGCATATTAAAAGCTGATGCAATCTTGCTAACTTGCGACAAAACAATATTACTCATCTTCTAATCCTCAAAATTTAATAGATACGTGTGGAACTAAGCCTTTATTGATTGCTTGCAAAATCTCTTTGCTTTTTGCTTCATCAATACCCAAAGCCAATAAACCTTTAAGTGCTTCATTACAGATCTTTTTACGGTGAGCTTGGTTTGCTTGGCGCGCCTCATCTGCTTGGCGTTCAGCCTCTAGCTTTGCTGCTTGCTCAGCTTCAATACGTTTGCGTTCTGCCTCTGCTGCATGTTGTGCGCGTAATTCAGCAGCTTCTTTTTCAGCCTTTAATCGAGCTTCGCGTTGTTCTGCCTCAGCCTTTTCACGTTCTGCTTTAGCAATAGCTTCTTGCTTTTCACGTTCTACACGTTCGGCTTCTTCTTTAGCTTTACGCTCCGCTTCTAGACGGACTCTTTCAGCTGCTTCATGTGCAATACGTTCTTCGTGTTCACGTTGTAAACGTTCTTGTTCAGATTTGCGAAGACGCTCTAATTCAGCCTGTTCAGCTTCATATTTTTCACGAGCAGCTAGGGTGGTGCGTAGAAACTCCAGAGTTTCGTATTTGGCAATTTTTGCCTGTTCCTCGAATTCCTCGAAAGATGAATCAATGACAATTTCTTCAACATTTCGAATCACACCCTTTAGCCAAACACTATCTTTATCTGCAATAACGGCAGTTTTGTAGAAATTGATAGAAAGAATACTTTCTTCATGCTTCGCTACGCGGTCCTTCTCTGCCTGCTCCCAAGCATCACGTGGTGCCAAAATCTCATCGCGCAAAGAATCAAACTTCTTAACAATTGAGATTCGATCATCATCAATCACTTTGATTTGAGCTTTTTGTTCAGCTACTAATTCTCTTCCACATTTCTCAATAAGAGTTTTTGACTTACTGATTTTCAAAGCAAGCGAACCAATCGCATCACGGCCTTTCTTAGTACTTACATCTGGCACATGAGAACGAACTTCTTGAGCAATACGTTCATACAATTCATCAGTACCACCACGTTTAGCGAAAGCCGCTACAATTACGTTTTGTTCTAATACTTGTAATTCATTAACTTGTGTATTTACTGGCGCATTCATAATCTTCTCCTAATTATTTTCTACTGGTCGTTGTTCGAGTGAGTCTTTCCAGTCTTCTTTAGGCTCAGATCTATAACAAAGAACAACTTCATCAAGTTCCTTAACTAACCACTCATTGCCCCACATAAAAGGTTTAGTGGTGTAGCAACAAGTCAACCCATTTGCATCAGTTGCAGCCCAATTGGCTTCTACTGGAATGGTTGACCAATCGTATTTAGTCTCCATCACCCACCTCTCAACTCATTTCTAATTTCTGCTAATCTTTTTAACGTTTCACTTAAGTAGGCGATTTTTGTCTTAATAGAAAACTGATCACCTAGCTCTAATTGGATTTGTTCAGTACCTCGGCCCACATAACGCAAGTGAATCCAATTGCCGCCATCAGTGATGACTGTATCTTTCTCACTAGAAAGTGGGAGCAGGGCATTTACAGAATCTTTAATAAGAGCTTGAAGTCTTGATACTTCGATAATTTCAGGATGTGCATTCATGACATTCACCATGGAGCGCTTAAATGCGCTCTCTAATCCCTGATTCGATAAGATCTTTAATCTCAACTACATCCAAACGATCAACGTAAGCCAATACCTCGCCATCTTCGTCATAAACGCGAATGTCTTTAATCTCGTTAATTTCAACTTCACGCCAAGCTTGATAGCCGTTGCCATCAATTGAGTACTGAGCATCAAAATCAACTTCTAATGTGAACTTTTCATTTGCAGTTTGAAGTACTGCTTGTTCATTTTCAGGGTCGATTGATTCAACTTTGAAAGGAGCTGCAACCGTTACAGGTTCTTTGTTAGCTGGGGTAAATGCATAAGCAGCAGTTAGAGCACTAACTACTCCTACGAATCCCATGGATTTGACTATGTTGGCTTTTATGTTCATACTTATCTCACTCGTTGAGTAGCCCCGCATCCGCCAAGATTGTTCGGGGCTTTTTAATATTCGGTAGAGTTATGTTCAACTAATTGAACATTAATGTCAATACTTTGTTCAATAAATTAATTAAAAATGTTCAATATTCTGAATTCATGCTTTAATAGACAAAAGAAAACCCACACGGGGTGGGTTAAGCGTTGCTAATTTTGTATTTTAAAAATCAAATTCTTCTTGTTTGGTAGTCTTATGCTCAATAACTTCCATAACCTCAAACTCTGTCTTAAGTTTTGTATGAGCTAAAAATTGGATGGTCTTTAGCTTAACCTTAAGTAAGTCGCCCTTACCAAAACGAAGCAATCCAGAATCAATCTTTTGCAGAAACACCTCATCAGTAATAGAAGCATTAATTGTTGAGCCGCCATTATTGAATCGCCACTTGTTTTTTTCCTTAAATGATATTGATTCAATTTGCAAAAAAGTTTCTGTGATGCTTTCGCTCAAATGATCATCAATGTCCTGAAATTTAAAATACTCAACTTCTTTTTTGTCAATAAATAGCTCAACATTTTCATCAAGCATTTCTTTTACAACATAAAATGAGTCAATCCCATCTTTGCTTAGTGGTTCTAGCATTTTTTCAATATCGGATGCAATCACCTTGCTTCGGTAAAGACGTAACGCTCTTTTATCAACTTCTAAATATTCAGTTTCAGTGTAAAAGACTTTTGCATGATCAACAGTTTCCTCTATCTTAACAGGAGGGTTGCCTTTCAGTTTTTTATAGATTTGAATTACACCAACAGTAGCACCCCCAAAAAAACCAACCAATCCCAAGATCCCACTTGCGTTTGCTAAGGCCGTTGCAGTAGGGCCAACTAATAGATCTTTGATTTGATTCACCCAAGATAGGTGCTCAACAAATTCTATTCCAAAACAACCTGTTTTAAAGTTTGCTTTGACATTTAATTGAATTTCAAGCTTATCCCCATTGATCTCTTTATTGGCATGAGTCAAGAGGTCACTTATAGCCATCATAGCAGGCGCAAGATCTCGAACATCCATTAGGTGTTCTTCTAATGCTTTGCCATCATAAACTACATGGAATTTCTCACTCATAGCATCATCATCAATCAGGTCTGTATTGGTTATTGTCATAGTCTAACAGTCTGTATTTTTAGTTTCATCATGAGTTTGACATTGGTTGTCGCACCACTTTGCCCGAACTGTTATAAAGTACTGTGTCGGGTTCACAGCTTATTAATCTTTGGTGTTATTAATTTTCTGCCCAAGCTTTCCTTCTTTTACCAACTGCACGACCTGCTCATTAGTAAGCACAGGAATAAAGACTTTGTCGCCAATATCTTTAGAAAGAATCTTTACTTCTTCAGCGGTTAGCACCAAAGCCTCACCATGTTTCGCAGCATCATTGATGCGAGCAATAATCTGGTTGATTGGTAGTTTAGAGTTGTCCATAAGTCTTCCTGTGATTAATGCGAATAAGGATGTTCTTGTCTGTGTTGGCTAGGCGGTACGATATCTGTAATAGCTGTAATACTTTCAACTTCATCCATGTTGAAAGTAAGGCGTTCACCGCCATTTACTGCAATAAGGCTTAGTACATTATTATGGATTCCAATAAATTCTTTAATGGTACATCTCCCATCCTTCAGGCACACCTGAACGAATTCAGTCGGCACTAGCTCAGCATCAGGGTCGCATACAACATACCAACCATTGCGAATTGCTGGAAACATTGAATCTCCAGTTCCCTTAATTCCGTAAGCTCTTTCACCACCCGTATGTGTTGGAACATAGCCATCACCAGCATTTCCATCATAACCCATATCGGTAAAATATCCATCCATGCCCATCTTAGAATAAGCTTTAACAGGCACATATCTTTTTTGAACAGGGAAAGGTTTAACTGGAGTTTGAACAAACTTAACAGCATCTTCGCTATCCGGAATATTGTACTTCTGCTTAAAGGCTTCAATATCTAAGTTTTTAAATTTTGCTTCATTAATTTCTTTGGGCTCTCCCGCACCAGTCGCCAACCAATCAGGATTAACTCCTAGAAATTTGGCTGCTTTTATTAGATTTTCTCCTTCCATTGTTTTTGATCTGCCTGATAACCAATCGCTTACAGAAGGTGGCTTAACACCAACTGCACGAGCAAGATCAATACCTTTAACTTTTTTAGGTGGCAATATTTCCATTGCGTATCTCAAACGTTCAGCAAGAGTGTTCATAAAATATCCTCATAAAGTTAGGCAATCCTAACACAAAATTTATTAGGTGTCCCTATTGATTTTATATTAGGCATACCTAATAATTGTGTGAGCAAGGAGAATTAAATGAATGATGCTCAACTTATTAAAAAATTAGGTGGAGTCAACGCTGTTGCAAGACTTCTTGGAATAACAGCTGCATCCGTATCTGGATGGAGTTCAATACCTGTCGATCGAAAAATCAGGCTTGCTGTAATAGCTGAGGATATGGGGGTATGTACACGAAAAGAGCTTTTCCCAGATACATACCAAGATATCTGGATCGAATTAAGACCCGCCAATAGTGAATTACTCAATATTGATTTATCAAAAAATTAAACCGCCATCTGCTGTAACAGATAGCGGTCTGAATATCGTATTTGGAGCGAACCAAAATGAATGAACAAATCTTAGCACAAAATTCAGACTGTGCAAGCCCATATGATGATGAGGATCAAGTCCTTACTCAATGGCAAATTGATCATGATGCTTATGTTGAAACGATTGATGCTTATAGAGAAACACACAGGGATCTTGAAAAAGCTTTAGGTATTGAAAAGGACTTTGACAAAACTTCTCATAGCGCAAAGGAAATCATTGAAGACTTGCGAAAGAACGGGCACTTGTACGCACTAATTAACCGCTTTGAAGATGCCGTAATCAACCGTCTAAGAGCAAAGGATAAGTTGTAATGCATTACTACGAGCGAAATATAGGCGACTATTACCGCAAGGCTGGAAGATTAAATATCTTGCAGCATGGGGTTTATAACTTGCTCATGGATGCCTGTTACGACCGTGAATCGTTCCCAACGCTTGAAGAGGCTATTGAATGGGTATGGGCGGAATCTGAGGAAGAAATTGACGCTGTTAAATTTGTACTTAAGAAGTTTTTCAAATTAAATGAGGACGGGGTTTATATTCAAAACCACATTAAAGAAGAGCTTGAAAAGTATAGAGCCTTCCTTGCTAAACAAGCAGAGAATGGCAAAAAAGGTGGTCGCCCAAAGAAAAACCCAAAATATGATTCTGGTAATAATGGGAATGATTTTGATAATTCTGGCTTTAAAAATGAAAGCCAAGAAAACCCAAATGAAAGTGAATTAAACCCAGAAAAACCCAAAGAAACCCAAACAAAGCCTAAACCATCTAACCATCTAACCAACGAACCATCTAACCAAGAAAATAATATATGTCCGCCTAACGGCGAACCTATGTCTGCTGAAAAGCCTAAAGAGAATTTAAAAAATGAGATTCAAGAGGTTTTCGAGTTTTGGAAAGTGACGTTTAACAAGAATAATCGAACCGTTCTTGATAACCCGCGCAAATCCAAAATTCAAGCAAGACTCAAAGAGGGTTACACGGTTGAAGATATCAAGACAGCTATTGTTGGGTGCTCTAAATCTCAATTCCATATTGAGGGCAATCATACTGATCTAACGCTAATTTGCCGCGATGCAACCAAGCTTGATCACTTTCTTGCCATGTCTAATCCAGCACAGGTTGCTATCCAACCACAAACTGAGGATGAGCAACCAGCACCCACTCAATACAAAGTAATTGAAGGGAGATGGTAATGGGGTTTAGTTCAAATATTCATGATGTGAATATGGAGCAATGTGTACTAGCTGCTCTAATGACCACAGCTTTGTCACTTGAGACAATTGGTCAAGAATTGGATGTTGAATGTTTTTATTCAGATCGTCACCAACAGATCTATAAGGCCATTGTAGAGCTATCAGAAAGCAACTGTCCGTATGACGTGGTAATGGTGAGTAACCACCTAAAAGGCAAAAACGTTTTGCATTTGATGGGTGGGGAAGAATACTTAATTCAACTTATGCAAGATGCACCGAGTAGTTTTTACAACGCTGAAAGTTATATCACTCAGTTAAATAAACTCAAAACACATCGAAGAATTGAGCAGATTGGTTTACGTATTGCTGCAATGGCGAAAGATACAACTTTGCCTGATGTATTTGTTGAGGCTGAAAATCTTCTTGGGCAAGTAGATAAGGCGGATGATGCTGATATGGGGGCAAGTTTTGGAAGTGCTCTCGATAGTGCCTTAGAGCAAATGATTGACAAGTTTGATAAGCAGAGCAGACACGAAACAACAGGTGTTAAGTTCAACCTTAAAACACTAGATGAGATGCTGGGAACCGTACAAAACGGTCATTTTTGTGTAGTTGGTGGTCGCCCCGGTTCTGGGAAGTCAACTTTAGCCCAAATGATGGCAATTGATACGGCAATGCTTAAAAAAGAGGGTGTTCTTTTCATATCAGCAGAAATGGACAAAGAAACACTTTCTAATCGTATGTTTAGCTCACTTAGCTCCATCCCATACAACAACCTACACAATGCAACACTTTACGATGGGCTGCTAAAAGAATATGCAAATTACAAACAAGTTTATAGCGATCTGCCTATCTGGATAGAGCCAAAGCAAAAACCAAGCATTAGTGAAGTAAGAGCATATGCAAGGAGAGCTAAGCGCCGTTTCTCTAAGATGGGTACAAAACTAGGATGCATTATTGTTGATTACCTGCAGCTTGTAAGAGATCCGAGCAAAAAAGACCGCTTTCAAGAAGTTGGCTCTATTAGTCGTGAACTTAAATCTATGGCTAAGGAGTTTGAATGCCCGGTAGTAGCGCTCGTTCAATTAAATCGTGAATCAGAAAAAGGTAAGAAACCGAAAGCTTCTGACATCAAGGAATCAGGGCAGATCGAACAAGATGCGGATCAAATTATTCTCGTTAATCCGCTCACTGATGACAAGACACTACAACCTCTTGGGGTCACTGAACTGATTATTGCCAAAAATCGACATGGCAAAAGAGGGAGTGTGCGCGTTCAAGAGTTTCTAGATGTTTGTAAATTTAAGGCAATTGAGGTGACTGCAGAATGAAAACGTTCCTAATCATTATGACCGTTGTTTGTATTGCAACTTTTATGGGTTTGGTTATGGCTGCATTAGCTGCAAAGCTGCACCAGTTTTCAGGAAGTCTAGCTAAATTTCGTTTTTCTTTGGCTTTCATGGATATCACTTTTTTCTTTTTATGTGTTTTGACCCTAATCGTATTGGGTGGAGGTAAATATCTGGCGTTTTCTCACGGAATTTTATTTTTGTTGGCGTTGTATCTAATTTTTTATCGGTTCGAAAAGTGGGAGCGTAAAGCGTGATAAAAGAAAATGTAAAGTTGCATATCATGCAAGGTGTAGACTGGTCTAAATATGATTTGCCTGAATGGTTGCGCCAATTTGGTTATTGGCAAGGGGCAGTGATTCGCTTTGGTGGATCTACTGAAAATCCATTAGTAGGAGCGATTAAAAAAGCAAAACTTAGACTTAAGAAAGGGGATAGGGAAAAGATCGTTGCTTATTATCTCTGTGATGAAAATTTTATCGAGAAGCCATCTAAAAAACCTAATGTCTGTCTAATTACAGACGATGAGGCTAGAGCTGTACAGCGCTTGGTTATTGATATTTTAGACGGTTGCACTTCTGAGGCTATGCTTGATTGGATGGATGCAATTATTGAGCGTTATTTCAATCAAAAATCATGGACTCAGTTAGTAACTCCAGAGCGAACAGCCATGGATGCAAAATACGATGTTCGTTGTGGCTTAGCAGCTTTGCACAATCGCTACCAGTTTATTAGATATAAAAATGGCTCAGTATGATCTAACTATTGATATTTATTGGTAATTCAGATAATTGTATGAAGATTAAACAACGGTGAGCAAGAATGATAGAAAATCCGCAACATTTTAATTTAATAACAAATTTTGAAGAAATCACATCTAGACCTAATTTTGTTGAAAAAGTGACGATTGCTAGGGGTGAGGATGTTCAAAACACTATCTCTGATTTAGTTGGTTTTTATGTGCTAAGGGATTTTGTTAGTTGTGGGATTTCTAGTTGTGGAAAGAAACATCAAAAAGGTTATATCGCAGCACTGCATGATGGAAATGAAATTATCATTGGCCATAAGTGCGGGAAAAAACACTTTGGTGTGAGTTTTGATGAAAAAGCTAAACAATTCAAGCATCTTAGAGACAATGCGAATCAATATCTGCAAATTAAGGCAATGTATGAAAAGCTGCCACAGTTAAAGGAAAGTCTAGAAAGAATTTTGAACCAGTCGGGCAAAATGACATTCTTGCAAATAAAGATGGCAGTAAAGAGCTTTAAAGAAGATGCATTTGATTACTGGATGCGAAGGAGAATTGGACAAGAGGTAACAAGCAACGGATCTATTTTTATTGATGACTTCAAAACAGAAGAAGAAATCAATGCTGAAATCCTAAGTGGTAGAAAGAACATCTCAGACATCAAGCGGGTTTTGGTCGCAAATATTGCTGAATATGATGTTATCGCCAATTGGCATAATGCTGAAAGGTTAAAGGACTACTTTGATCGTCTGTACAGGGAAATCAAGAACCCCAACCAAATGGACGGGGTGGCAATTAAGGCATTATCCAAAAAGCTTAGACAGCATGACCAAAATTTGAGGGAGTTGGAGGACTATATAAAAAGAGGTAATCGCTTATTTACCCCTGAAAACCTAGTTCAATTCTCCGTGTTATTTACAAAACCACATGATCAAAAAATTATTGAGAAATATGCAAATAATTTTGCTTGAGCACTTGACCCTGATCAGGGCTAGTGGTATTTTTATGTTAAAGTTGTGCGAAGTGTAAATAAGGTGCAACTAAATTAGTAAGTAACCCTTGCACCATACGCAAGAAGGCGAAACTAGATCAAAGCCTGTCATTAAGTTGATGGGCTTTTTGCGTTTCTGGTCCTACCTATTAGGGAACCTTAAGTTAATAGGCGCTCATCTTTTTGTGATGAGATTTGCAGTATTTGTATTGCAAACGGTGAGATGCTGAAACCTGCCGTGTAGATGGTTTGAATCCAGTATGATTTCGTCACATGCTGAGTTAGCCGTAGAGCCCTAAGTTGTGGGTGACACCCCGCCCAAAGCGAACGAAAGACACAAAAGCCGATCAATAGCTAACTTTGAGAAGCAAGTAGTGTTGAGTAGCAGTAGGCCACAGTACTGAGAAAGCTGTGGCAATTCAGGAAGATTAAACCAAGTCGGTCTATGGGTCGCTGTCTTGAAAACAGTTGGGTGTTACAGCCGTGTGAGTTCGAGTCTCACATCTTCCACCAAGAATATCTCGCGGGAGGTGCTTTGTTGGGGCACCTCTCAATTTTGCCGAACGGATTACGGCGCATGAAGCCCTGCCAAATACTAGTTATTGGCGGGGCTTTTATTTTTGGAGAATGCCAATGGATGACTATTCAAAACGAATGCAAGAAAGAATTAGAAAGGCAGACCGAGCAGATCGTATTCATAGTTACATTTGTTTGGGTTCAATCTTGGTTATCTTAGGTCTGGCTGTCTACGGGGCTTACAAGCTATTAATGGGGTGACTATGGACACAAGCGAAGCCAAGAAAAATCTAAATAAATATTCGGATGAATTAAACCGCTACCAGAACTTATCTCGCACTGGGTTAAGTCGTGAAGAAATGCTTGTTATAGATCGAATCATTATTCGACTGAGAAACAAGATTAATAATTTACGGTCTATGTTGAATGCGTGATGCCAAAAGACTAGCCGAAGTACGCAAGCTGCCATGCATGAGATGTGGTGCACCAGCACCAAGCCAAGCCGCGCACTCTAATTCAAGCAAAGACGGTAAAGGCAGATCTATTAAGGCTTGCGACTCTAAAACTGTTTCTATGTGTTTTTCCTGCCATCATTTATTTGATACCTACCAACTAGGCAACAGACAGGAAAGCGAAGACTTATTTAATAAGTGGCTTAAGCGAACCAACGCAATGCTTGAGTCTGATAAAGAATTATTTTGAATTATAAATAACCCAAACAAACCCATTAAAAGCGGTGGGTTAAGGTATAGGTGGGAATATGGAACCAGCAACATTCCCAATCAATAGTTATTCAGGAATTGTTCAGGTAATTAACTATCTGAACAATAACCACTCCAAAGCAGCCGCAGAAGGTAAACCTTTAGTCGTTAGAATCAACCAGAAGGAAGACGACAGGAGCGCCGCACAAAATCGGCTTTATTGGGCTTGGCTTGAGCAGATCAAGCAAAAGACCGGTAACTCAAAGGATGACCTTCATTTACTTTTTAAGAAAAAGTTTCTTGCCCGGATCTATGTTGAAGGTCGGCAAGAGACTGCAGAAAAGTACATGGCTTTGCAGAACTTTAAAGATGTTATTCAAGCATTCGATGGACCTAAGCGCCGTCAACTTGAAAAGGATTACCAAGTTTTGGTCAATACCTTCATTAAAGACCACCTGCAAAGCAAGAAGGCCACCATTAAAGAATTCACCAAATATCTGGATAAGATCAACATCTATGCACATAGAGACTTGGGCGTGATGTTGATTATCCCGGATGACCTTAAGTGGTGTTATCAAAATGAGCAATGATTCAAATTTGCAAGACGTGGTGCTTAAGCTGATAGAGCAAAACAATAAGTTGATTGAACAAAACAGCTTGATTGTCCAAATCAATGCTGAGCAAGCCGCCCAATTAAATGAAGTTCTAATGATGTTTGAAGACGGCGAACCAACACGTAAATCTACATCATTGGATGGGTGAATATAATGAATAAAGGCCAGCAATTTTTCTTAATTGATGAAGATACTCGGAAGATGTGGGATAAAAATGCTTTAAGTATGCTGGAACAGACTAGAACTCCTGAATTGAAGCGCAAAGAACTGGAGCTTGAATTAGTTAAACTGGTTCAAAGTTATCAACGTGACGGTTTGGATATCGATTGGATATCCATTGACTTACTTAATGGTGTAGATGCGCGAGTAAACTTAAATGAAACTCCAAACATTCAAGAACAAGTTACAGACGCTACAGGCACCCGCACAAACCCAGAAGAATCCTAAACAAAACAATTGGGGTTCTGGTCGAGGTGGCCGTCCGTGGCGCCGTCTTAAAGCTAAGATCCATTTACGTGATGAGTGGACCTGTCAATGTTGTGGCATTGTCACTAAAGACTTAGAGCTTGACCATATTGTGAATGTGGCAAGAGGTGGAACGGATGATGAATCAAACCTCCAGTCTCTTTGTGTTCCATGCCATAAAAAGAAAACCCAACAGGAGAGTCGGCAATGAAATGCATAACAATTGAGCGCACAGTTGATGCTTGGCATGTTGAGGCGCTTTTAATAAGAGCAAAAGAAGATTTTTCAACATTGCCTGCATGGGTAAAAAAGATGCACCAAGAAAACAAGTTTCTTATTGGTGGCAGTTCCATTTGTGTTCACACTAGAGACTACATGGAAGAGCTGGATAAGCAGCATGTTTTATTTCGTCACGATAATGGTGATGTGGAAGCTCTGCTTATAGATCAATTCTATAGACTCTATAAAGATCCTATATGCGGGTAAGGATTGCTAAATGATTACTAATGATTTTGCTAAAGGTGATGTGGTTGCTTTGCAGGGTGCTTGGACTGACCTTATGACAGTTGAAAAGGTAGAGTATGGGAAGGTTTACTTTACGTCAGGCGATTATGCAGATTTAAGCAAGGTACGGCATGCAGAACCGGAAGAGATAGAAGCGGGTTGTAAGCTTTATTAAATATATTTGGGGTGCAGCAAAATGACGCACAAAAATCCAGCAGGCAGGGGGGGAGGTCAAAAGTTCCAAGCCCTTCGCCGTTGGACACCGCCCCCCATCTCATTTATAAAAAAAATTCCCTTTCAGAAAAAGTTAAAGCAAAAAGTTAAAATCAAGTTAAAGGTAGAGCAATGGCATTAACAGAGAAAATGGAAAAATTTGCTCTTGCCATTGTTGACGGCAAGACAAATAAAGAAGCAGCAATTTCAGCAGGTTATGCAGAAAAAACTGCATCCGCCGCAGGTGCTAGGTTAGCAAAAGATCCTGAAATTATTGTCTATATTGAAATGTTAAAGGCTCAAAAAGAAGGGCGTTCTTTAACATCTGATTCACCAAAAGTTAAACTTAAAGATACACCCGAAAATAGTGGTGAAGATGAAGACCCTATTGAGGAATTTCAATTTGAGGGTGATGATCCCTTAGATTTTTTAATTAAGGTCATGAACTTCAATGGCAACAAGCTGCCACTAAGAATGCAAGCCGCAATTGCAGCATTGCCTTATAAACACGGGAAGGTTGCTGAAAAAGGCAAGAAACAAACCAAAGCAGAAACTGCAAGAGAAGGTAGTAAATCAGGAAAGTTTGCAACTTTAGATAATCAATTGATGAGCTAAATTATGTCTTCAATGTCACCCATCTGGACTACAGCTTGCCCAGATTGGGCGACTCGTATTGTTGCTAAACAATCGTTAATGCCGTGTAAGCCATTATTTCCCAAAGTGGCTGACGTAGCGGAGCGTATCTTTAAAGAGTTAATTCTTGTTGATGTGATGGGTAGCCCTAAGATGGGTGATGTCACATTGGAATGGGTGATCGAGTTTGTTCGTGCAATCTTTGGCGCATATGATCCAAGCACAAAGCGCAGATTAATTCGTGAATTCTTTCTTTTGATTTCGAAGAAGAATACTAAATCTACGATTGCCGCCGGCATTATGCTTACTGCATTAATTCTTAATGATCGACAATCTGCCGAACTAATTATTCTTGCGCCTACTAAAGAAGTTGCTGATAACTCATTTAATCCAATCCGGGATTTCATACGCGCAGATGAAGAATTAAGTGAAAGATTTAATGTATCTGAGCACACAAAAACAGTTACGCATCTAGGTACCGGAGCAACACTTAAAGTTATTGCAGCAGAATCTAACGCTGCAGCTGGTAAGAAAGCTTCAATCATTTTGATAGATGAGGTCTGGCTATTCGGGAAACGTGCCAACGCTGAATCAATGTTCCGTGAAGCAAAGGGTGGTTTAGCATCTCGTCCAGAAGGTTGTGTAATTTACCTCTCTACGATGTCAGATGAAGTGCCATGTGGTGTATTTAAGCAGCTTTTAGATTATGCCCGTGATGTGCGTGACGGCATTAAAGAGGATAAAAGCTTTCTGCCACTTATTTATGAATTCCCTAAGCATCTTGTAGAAGCTGGAGAACATTTAAAGCCAGAAAACTTCTATATAACCAATCCAAACTTAGGTGCTTCGGTTGATCATGAATATCTGATTTCGGAATTTAACAAAGTTAAAGATGCTGGTGAAGAATCTCTTAGAGACTTCTTGGCCAAACATTTAAACATCGAGATTGGCATGAATTTACGTGCAAATCGATGGGCTGGTGCAGAGTTCTGGAATCAACAAAAACATGTTTTCGGCTTAGACCAACTAATTGAACAGTCAGATGTCATTACGATTGGTATTGATGGCGGTGGGTTAGATGATTTGCTTGGATCCGCGGTTTTAGGGCGTCTTAAAAAAGATCCTCGCATTTGGTGGCTTTGGAATCATGCATGGGCAAATAAAGTTGCTTTGGAGCGCCGAAAAGAAAATATCCCAAAGTACCAAGACTTTGAAAAAGAGGGAAGTCTGACTGTAGTTGAGAAAGTTGGCGAAGATATCGACCAATTGGCAGCAATTGCTAAGAAAGTCTATGACAGCGGCAAGCTTTATAAAATTGGACTAGATCCACTTGGTTTAGGGGGCTTACTTGACGGGTTGTTAGAAGTTGGAATACCAGAAGAGTCGATGCTTGCTGTTCCACAAGGCTACAAGTTGATGGGTTATATCCTTACAACAGAAAGAAAACTTGCAGAGGGAAATTTATTTCATGCAGGTCAGCAACTCATGACTTGGGCAGCGGGAAATGCGCGTGTTGTAATGGTTGGTAATGGGATGCGAATCACTAAGCAAGAATCAGGGGTGGGGAAAATTGACCCTTTGATTGCAACATTTAATGCCGTGGCTCTAATGACCATGAACCCTGAGCCAACAAATAAAGAATACAACGTCTATTTTTTCTAAATAATTTTTAACTTAAAGCCCGCGAATAGCGGGCTTTTTCTTTTTAAAGGAGAGCTTAATGCCTGCTCTACAGAAATCATTTGGCTCTTTTGAAATTAAGAGCACGAACGAGGAAAAGCGAACTTTTAAAGGGATTGCAAGCACACCAAATGCAGACCGCGCAAAAGACATCATGGTCCCAAGCGGGGCTAAGTTCGAGCTTCCAATGCCACTTCTTTTCCATCATGAGCACAGTGCTCCGATCGGACAGGTCATTGATGCAAAGGTGACTGATAAGGGAATCGAAGTAGAGATTCATATCCCAGAAATCATAGAAGAAGGGAACTTAAAAGCCCGTGTCGATGAAGCCTATCAAAGCCTCAAGTATGGATTAGTTAAAGGGCTTTCAGTTGGGTTTTTAGCCGATTGGGAACAGGCCCAATTTATCGAAGGTGGTGGCATCCAGTTTAACGAATGGGAGTGGTACGAACTCTCACTGGTGACCATTCCATGCAATCGCGACAGTTCAACAGATTATTCAAAAGCTTTCGAGGAATACAAAGCCGCGTTGGGCAATAAACCTCAGAAACCCGCAGCAGATGGCGTTTCATCTGAGCAAAAACACGTAATCGTAAAACTTGGTAGCCCAACTAAGGGTGGAGTATCTCTATGAATAAATATTTAAAACAATTGCTTGATGCGTTGGCAAAAAAACAAGCAGAAAAGCAAGGTGTTATCACTAAAGCATTGGATGATCAGCGCACACCCAATGAAGAAGAAGAAGAGCAAATTACTGCAATTGATCAAGAAATTGCCACAATTCAAAAAAATATTGATCGTGTAAAAGACATGATCAAACAAGCCGAAGAGGCTGGGGAAAATGGAACACCTGTAGCAGGTGGCAGTCCAGAAGAGGCTGCTAATACCGCTGGTGGTGGTAATCCAGCACCACGTGTTGAGGTTGAATCCAATCTTGAAAAAGGTGTTGGTTTTGCAAAATTTGTAAAGTGTCGAATGATTGCCTCAATTGAAGCGAAGAAGGGCAATTATAAATCAGCAGTTGATGTTGCTAAAAGCTTAGGTGAGCCGCCAGAAGTAATTGCTTTAATTGAAAAAGCCACCCTAGGCACAACGACTGATGCTGGTTTTGCTTCACCATTGGTGCATACAAACCGTTTAGTAGGTGAATACATTGAATTGCTTCGCGCTAATACAGTGCTTGATAAGCTGCAATTCCGAAAAGTTCCATTTAATGTTGAAATTCCCGCGCAGGCGACAGGTTCTATGACGGCTTGGGTTGGTGAGGGCGAGGCCAAGCCTTTAACTAATCCAACTTACGCAGATGTCAAAGTCGGCAAGCATAAAGTAGCTGCAATTGTGGTTTACACCCTTGAGCTTTTAGAGGGTAGCGATCCAGCAGTTGATGTATTAATTCGTGATGACTTGGTTGCTTCATCTGCTCAATTCACTGATGCTGAATTCCTTAGCGCTAGTGCAGGAACCACCAAAAAGCCAGCAGGTCTTTTAAATGGCGTTACGCCAATTACTTCAACAGGTAATACACCTGAAGCAGTTGCTAATGACTTGCGCGCTTTACGTGCTCAGTTCCTATCTAACAACCTTTCTCTTGCTGGTGCTTACTACCTTATGAGTGAAGTTAAGGCTGCAGAGCTTGCAGATATGCGCGATGCTTTAGGCAATACCTACTTTAAAGGCATGGAAGCAGGACTTAATCAGAAGACCTTAGGCGGCATCCCAGTTATTGAATCTGAAACTGTGGGTGATGTGATTATTCTTGTTAAAACATCTGAAATTCTGATGGCAGATGGTGGTCAAGTTGAAATTGCTTACTCTGACCAAGCAACTTTAGTTGATGGAACAACTGTTCATAACTTATGGCAAGAAAACAAATTTGCTATTCGTGCTGAACGTTTTGTTTCTTGGGCTAAACGCCGTCCGATTGCTGCAAGCTTCATTCAATACACTTAATTGTTTGAATCTATTGATTAAAAAACAGCCCTTAATTGGGCTGTTTTTATATCTAAGCATCACAATTGTTTAGCTATAGGAACAGTCTCATGAAAATTGAATATTTAAAGCAGATGCATGATGCCAATGTTGGTGACATTAAGGATGTACCAGACTTGGCAGCAAATGTCCTAATTAAAATAGGTGTTGCAAAGCCTTATGAAGAGCAAAAAAAGGCATCAGTAAAACCTAAAAAAGAAGTAAAACCAATCGAATAAGGCGGTAAATATGGGCATTAGAGACTGGTTTAAAAGTAAAAAAAGCCTCCAAAGTGTCCATAATTCTGGGCAGAATGTTTGGAACAGCTTAACCGTACAGGAGCCATATTCTGGCGCATGGCAGAAAAATGACGAATTAACACGCACTGAACTAACAGCATCTCATGCAGTATTTTCTTGTGTAAGCCTTATTTCCAAAGATATCGGCAAACTTCCCATTGTACTCAAAACTAAAGTTGATGGTGTTCTGGTACATGCTGACATCCCAGAAAAGCTTCGGGTGTTAAAAAAGCCAAATAACTATCAGACATGGCAACAGTTTCAAGAACAATGGACATCAAGTCTATTATTGCGCGGCAATACCTACGTTTGGAAATTACGCGATGCCTTTGGTGAGGTTTATCGAATGGTGGTTTTAAACCCCGATTTGGTAACACCGCTAATTGATAAAAATGGGAATGTCTTTTACCAATTAAGTAAGGATTGTTTGACTCAGGCAGAATCTGAAATTCTACCAGCTTCTGAAATTATTCATGATCGAATCAATACCTTTTACCACCCTTTAGTTGGCTTATCTCCAATTATGGCGTGTGGCGTTGTTGCCAAAATGGGGGTAAAGATCATCAATAATGCTGCAAATTTCTTTGGAAACGGAAGTAGACCGGGTGGAATTTTGGTTGCACCCGGACCAATCTCAAAAGAAAAGGCTGAAGAAATTCAAGCACGATGGAATCAAAACTATTCTGGGGCAAATTACGGTAAAACGGCTGTCATTGGTGACGGAATGACTTATACCGTTTTGGGTATGAGTGCTGCTGATTCCCAAATGCTTGAGCTTCTGGAGATGTCTGGCCGTGTGGTCTGTAGTGTGTTTAATGTTCCACCTTTTAAGGTTGGCATAGGAACAGTGCCAGATGATCCAGAAAAGGCAAATGGAATCTATTATTCCGACTGCCTACAAGCATTCATTGAATCGCGTGAAAATCTGATTGATGAAGGTTTGAATCTTGAAGACTTTAAATTAGAGAGTTTTCTTGATCTTGATACTTTAATTCGCATGGATTCAGAAAGATTCCACAACATGATCCGTGAAGATGTTAAAGGCTGTATTTTGACCCCAGATGAAGGGCGGGCAAAAATTGGCATGCTTCCTGTGCCTGGTGGTAATGCTATTTATATGCAGCAGCAAAACTACTCACTAGAAGCTCTTGCTAAGCGTGATGCCAAAGACGATCCATTTGAAAAATCCGATAGTTCAAAAAAATCAGATGACCAAAAGTCGTTTGAATCTTTGTACCGTGGTGTCTTTTCTGATTCAGTGCCTTATCAAAAGGGCCAATTCGTAACGCACAAAGGAAGCCTATGGCATTGCGAAAAAGATCACACTGGGGAATTTAACCATTCAAGCTTTAAGCTTTGTGTGAAGGGGGCTAAATAATGCCTATTACTGACCTAGCAACTGTTAAAGCTCACTTGCGTTATGACACAAACGATAATGATTTGGAGCTTGATGCATATAGAGAAGCAGCAGAGCAGGCTGTTTTGGATTATGTAACCGATGAATTTGAAGATGGCAATTATCCAAATCAATTTAAAGTAGCGGTTCTTCTTCTGTGCGGTTATTACGATAGCAATCGAAATCTTGAAAATGGAATGATGGTTGATGACAATTATCTACCACCTCCAGTAAGAGCTTTGCTCTATAAATTTCGCAATCCTACTGCTATTTGAGGTATTTATGGGACAGAAAGCAAGCGACCTACGTCACCGCATCACTATTCAAAAAGCAATTCAAACCCAAGACCAAAACACAGGAAAATTAATCACCTCATGGTCTAATTTTGCAACAATTTGGGCGGAAGTTACTGACCTTTCAACAAGGGATGTTATTGCGGCTAAAGCAGCAAACAGCGCAATACAAGCCCGTGCTAAGGTGCGATATAGCAGCGCTACAAAACAAGTTGATAGCACAATGCGGGTTCTTTTTGATGGTTACTATTACAAGATTGATGGGAACCCAATGCGAGACCCAGACTCACGCCGTGAGTATTTAACTATCAACCTTGCAACAGGTGATAAAGCATGGAATGGGTGATTTATGGCTACTCAAATACATGGCTTGGAGCCTGCATTAAGACGAATGCGGGCAATTGGTAATGACAAGACTGTAAAACGTATTGCCCGTAAAGCGATGCGGCAGGCAATGAACATTGCAAGAGATGCAGCTCGTCAAAAAGTTAAACGCCTAGATGATCCTACCACTCCCGAAAAAATCTGGAAAGAAATTGTGGTTCAAAATGGCCGGAGTAGAAATAAAAACACTTTGGTTATGCGTGTGGGAGTGCGTGGTGGGGCACGTATTCCATATACAAATAATGCCCAAAATAGACGTGCTGGTCGTGTTGGTCAAACTTACCAAGCGGACGGACGAGTCTTTTACTGGCGATTCCTTGAGTTAGGCACAAGTAAACAGCCTGCTACTCCGTTTTTACGCCCTGCTTTATACGAAAACATTGAACAAGTTACCGATAAATTTGTTCAGGTGTTTAATTTTGAACTCAGCGTGGTTTTAGGTGCAGCTTAATGATTGATGTTCCAATTTTTAAATTAGCCAGAGCAGATCCAGCGGTTAAGGCTCTACTTGAAAGCGATGGAATTTTGCGAGTCTGGAAGTTTGGAAGTGCTCCAGATGAGCCACAAGCGCCATATGTGACATGGCAAACAATTTCTGGTGATTCAAATAGCAACCTTGATTCACGTCCTGTTTCAGATAATGCAATTATTCAAATTGATGTATACGCAACAGATGAAGATGTTGTGGAGCAAGTTGCAACTGCAATGAGAGATGCAATAGAGCTTGATTGTTATGTGGTTCGTTATGGCGAGGCAGATAAGGACCCCGTAACAGGCATGCCTCACTATTCTTTTGATGTTAGCTGGATCGTAAACCGCTAATAAAACTTAAACCATATTCACTTAGCACCCATTTCGGGTGCTTTTTTTATGCCTAAAATTAAGGAGCGCTCTTAATGGCTAATGTTAAAACTCAAAAAACACAGTTATTTACTGTGTTAAATGGTCAAGTGGTTCGTTTTGTTTGCTCTAAACGGATTGACTTGGGGCAAGATTCATTTCAAAAAATTGATGTGACTTGTCTTGATGCAGAATCAAAACAGTATATTCGCGGTATGCGTGATCCCGGCGAAGGTGCAGTAGAAATCGATTACGATGATACGAACACCAGTCATGACAAATTAATTGAAATTGCCGAATCCGGAGAGATTTTGGAATGGCATGTTGGTTCGGGTCATGCTGCAACGCCTCCGACCTATGATCCAACCACTGGTATTGATCTTCCTGAAGATCGCATGTGGTGGTCATTCAAGGGCTATATTAACCCTACAGCACCAAATGCTTTTGAAGTCGATTCTGTAGTTGGTTATTCATTCACATTGATTCGTACTTCTGGCGTAACTGCAACTAAACGCACGGTGGCTCCATAATGGCTAAGATCAGCATTACAGACTTAAAGCAGAGTGTAACTACTCTAAACGTTCCAGTTAAAAAAGCCGTCAAGTGGAATGTTGAAGCGACTGAAAGTAATATTGAGTCACTTAAAAAATTGACGAAAAACAATTCATTAGAACTTGGTGATATTGTTGAGCTTGAAGCTGATATTTTTGTCAAAAAAATGAACTTCAAGGAAAGTCGCGAGGCATCCAAAGCAATTGAATGGGATCTTAATTATGAGAATCTTGAGGATTCAAAAGTTAAGAAAATCGATTCAACTCACATGCAAGCTGCTCAATTACTTGGTTCAATTTGCTCAGATCAAAAGGGAACACCTTTTTTCTCAAGTGTTAATGACATCTATAAAGCAGAGCCTAGTTTAATAAATGCTATGTATGCTGCTGCTGATGAAGTTAATAATTTTTTGGGAAAGTCTCGGAAGAAGAGCTTGCAGACAGAGAACTCCTCATTGAACTCGTCCTCAACGGAATCGGCGGAAACACCTTAGAAGAAGCTGAACAAAAACTTTCACATAAAGAGTTGATGGAATGGAGAGCCTACCGTCAAAAGTATGGCTCTCTTTTCTTTGGTCGCCGTTTAGAGCAAAGCTTTGGAAGCTGGATGGCACATTACACAGGCTTCAAAGTTAAAGAGGGAACAAAAGTAGACCCTTATATATTTATGCCTCATGAAACGCCACCAGACGATGACAATTCATTGTCATTAGAGGAATATCTAGAAAGGTTCCATAGTAACTAACCCTATCATAAGGTGGGGCATGTGACATTTACACACCGTTTTGTTAAATTGAAAAAAAGTGAAAAACGGTGTGTAAATGAATAAGTTTTTAATTATTGTTATTCTGGGCTGTTTGTTGCTTGGATGTGGAAAAACAGAACAAGAAAAACTCAATGACGAAAGGCAGAAACTCGACTTACAAGTGCAAAAAATTGTTAGAGATGTGTTAAAAGATGGTGATACAGCTAAGTTTCGTAATCAATGGGAGCTATGCGGTGAGGTAAATGCTAAAAATAGTTTTGGCGCCTATACTGGCTTTCAGCGCTACATAATCACAAAAGAAAAAATATACTTTGAAAATGATTATAACTCTGACCCAACATCTATAGCAGCCTTCAATCAAGTTTGGAATTCTGACTGCAAATAGCAGTAAACATTAATTTTTAAAAACCCCGCTAATTAGTGGGGTTTTTTATTGCCCGGAGAAAAGTAATGGCCACAACTTCACTTGGCAGATTAACACTGGATCTAGTGGTTCAGACGGCTAGTTTTTCAGAGCCACTAAGTAGAGCTGAACGGCAGGCGCGAACATCGAGTCAAGGGATTGCTAATTCTTTAAATATTGCTGCTATTGCTGTAAGTGCATTGAGTGGAGCAGTGGCTGGTCTTTCAGTGGCTCAGCTTGTTAATTTTAGTGATCAAGTTATTCAGACTGGAAATGATATTCAAAAGTTTTCAAAACTTGCGAATGCTTCAGTGCGTGAATTTCAGTATTACGCCAAAGGGGCAGAAACTGCCGGAATTTCATTGGAATCTTTTGCAGATAAAATGAAAGACATGCAGGATCGTATAGGCGATTTTCAGCAAACGGGTGGCGGTCCTTTAGCTGACTTTTTCACAAATATCGCCCCTAAAGTTGGTGTAACGATTCAACAGTTTCAAAAGCTGTCCGGTCCAGAAGCGCTTCAACTATTTTATAACTCATTGGAAAAAGCTGGAGCCTCTACCAATGATATGAAATTCTACATGGAAGCAATCATTTCAGATTCTTCATTGCTTATTCCATTGTTAGAAAATGGTGGAGAAGGTTTTAAAAAATGGGGTGATGCTGCTGAGCGTGCTGGCGCAATTATGTCTGACGACTTAGTTAAAAGCCTAGCTCAAGCAAGAGAAAACCTTCAATTAATGGATTTGCAATGGCAGGGCGTTGAGGCAAGACTTGTAAATAGTGTTGTTCCTGCTATCGAAACAGTGATAGAGAATTGGGGCGACATTAAGGCGGTTACGATTGCTGTTTCTGCTGGTATTGCAACAAGATTTGTACCAGCTTTGGTTGTTGCAACTTATCAACTTGGGCAAACAGCATTGTTTGCAGTGCGTGCCGGTGTGGGTTTAGCAAACTTCGCTAGAACAGCTGGCGCAACAACAAGTGTAATGGCATTATTGGGCGGTCCTGCTGGGATTGGCATGCTTCTTACGCAATTGGCTGTAGCTGGTGGCGCCTATTATTTGATGTCTAAACAGACGCAAGATGCAACTGATGCACTTGAAGATCAAGGCCTTGTTGTTGATGAGCTAAGGGAAAAATATAAAAAATTAACAGCATCGCAACTAGCTCTTAAAAGTATCGAAGCTGGAGAGGAAATTGATAAACAAACTAAACAATTAAAAAGTTTGTTTATCGCTTTGGAACAATTTGAGAACGACTTAAGAGTTCAAGGTGACACTAAACAACTAACTGGTATTCAAAACTATCTTAAGAGTTTGAAAGAAGGTGGAGATGAAGCTAAGAATGCTTTTGCTCAGCTACAAAAGCAAGGCTTGGTTAGTGAGAGTACACTTAAGTTTGTTGCTGAATTAGATACAAAAATTAATGCTGCTAATAACACTATAGATCGTCAAAAAGAGATCCAAAAATTAGTTAAAGATGCCACCAATGATGCAACAAAGGCACAGCAAGACCAAGCAAAAGCTGTCAATGAATCTGCAAGAGCTTGGATGTCTTTAACACAAAAACAGCGAGAATATATTAATCAGGCCAACAAGGATGCTTTGCGTGAGAAGTATATTCAGGAAAATATGCGTGTAGGCGGTTGGACTAGAGAGAAGGCTGAATTTTTTGCTGATGTTCAAGCTAATACCAATGAAGAAAATGCATATAAAATTAAATTGCCAAAAGCGGTTGCTGATGCAGCACTTAATAGCTTTAATCGCAAAAACTATACTTTTGGGAAAGCTGAGTTAGAGGCAATTGCTCGTGCACAAGGTATTGCTAAGGCAAATAATTTTGCTCAGATTGAAAGTTTGTATGGTTTGCCTGCTGGAACATTAGCAGCCTTGATTCTTCAAGAGTCTGGAGCTAATGCTGGAGCAAGAAGCCATACTGGGGCAATAGGTCTTTTCCAAACAACGAGTGTATTTAGAAAACAGTATGGTCTTAATTCAAAAAGTTCGATTGAAGAAGTTGCAACAGCAGCGGCTAAAGACTTGCAAAAAAACTACCAAGACTTTGGTGATCGTGCAAAAGCCTTAATGGCCTACAATGCAGGTGCAGGTGGCTTAAGAACCTATTTGAAAGGTGGTCTATCAGATAGCAAGCGCAAAGAGGTTGCTGGTTACGTACCCGGTTTCCAAAAATGGTTCGCTGGAGTATCTGGGAAATCTACTGTAGATAATTCAATTTTAATGCCTACTCAGGCAGATCAACTTGAATTAATCAACAAAGCTGCCGAGTCTCAACAGGCTATTGATGATACAAGAAAAGAAGTTAACGCGCGGTATTACACTGAAGCTCAACGCCTTGCCAAGGAGCATCAAGATAATATTGATAAGATCACACTTGCGTACGCTGGTACACCACAGTTAAAAGAAAAGCTTGCTCAAGAGAATGCATTATATGCTGCTCAAATTGCAAAACTTGAGTCTGATAAAAAGGAAGAGTACAACCAATACTTTGCTTTTGAAACTGATCGAATCAAGCAGATTGAACAAAACTTTGATCGACAAAAAGAGTTAATCGACTCTAATGCCGAGTATGAGTACGGGAAATCGAAAAAAGCTTTAGAGATTAAAGCTGCTCTTGAGCGTCAAAAACAAGTTGAAATTGCTGCCGTAAAACGCGAAGAAGATGCACAAATTCAGTCGGCGTTTGAGGGTTATCTAAACCAGACCGAAATTGTTGTGAAGCGTTACCAACGTGAACGTGAAGAAATACTTCAAACTTATAGTTTAAGTAAACGTGTTCGCGAAGAGTTGGCAAAATCTAAGGATTATGCAATTTTTGAAACTTTAAACCAAGCCTCTGACAGCGTCTTTCAAGTTGGTCAGAACTCTGCTCAATCCCTATTTAATAGACTTAATCCTGAAGAGTTTTCAAAGTTTAATTTGCAAAATCAATATTCTTCGGATTTCGGAGGACTCCAAACATCCTATAACGATGAAGTGTCTGGCATTAAATTGATTGAAAATGAGAGTGAGCGTAACGCTCAATTGTTGGCTGCTCGTGAACAGTTTTTGAAAGCAAAAGCTGCACTTGATGCAGATTACGCACAAAAAGAGCGTGATTTGGATCAACAGAATTTTGAAACCAAGATGCAAGTTTATTCGCAAATTGCTGGAATGACGGGGCAGGTTTTTTCAGACATGACCGCACTATTAGAGCAAAGTGTTGGGAAGTCAAATGCGCTTTACAAAACTATGTTCTTTGCCTCTAAGGCTGCTTCAATAGCTCAAGCAATTGTTAACACAGAAGAGGGGGCTACAAAAGCACTGGCACAAGGTGGCGCTTATGGAAGTGTTTTGGCTGGAGTTGTTAGGGCAACAGGTTACGCTTCAGTTGGTATCATGGCAGCTCAAACAATCCAAGGTATGGCTCATAACGGTATAGACAATATCCCGCGTGAAGGTACATGGCTTTTAGATGGTGGTGAACGTGTACTAAACCCTCAACAGAACAAAGATTTGACGAATTATTTAAATAATCGTCAAAACGGGTCTAGTGAGGGCAATGTGCAAATCAGCCAACAGATTACGTTTGCTGATGGATCCGCAAGCGTCAATACACAAGGTCAAAAGCAAATTGCTGAATCTCTGAATAATGCAATGGACGCATGGGCTAGACGTGAAAGTCGTCAAGGCGGTGTCTTATTTAATCTTGTAAGACGTTAATTACCCAAGTTTAACCACTTTAACCCACTCTATGAAGTGGGTTTTTTGGAGCAAAATAATTGAATGAGCAACCGTAAATTCACTTGGTGCCAAGATCTAGAAGGCAACTCAGGTTCACAGAGCTTTAATACTTTGTCATCTAAGTTTGGTGATGGATATGAGCAAAATGTCTCAATAGGAATCAATAACCGAACAGGTACTTGGCAATATTCACGGACAGCAAAAAAAGCCGAAATTATGCAAATCAAAGCATTCTTTGATGACCATAAAGGAGCTGACTCGTTTCTTTGGGATTCGCCGTTAGATGGTGAGGTTCGAGTTAAAACAGGTGAATATCAACCCCGCTGTTTGGGCGGTGATGTTTGGCAAATCTCTACGACATTCACCCAAGTCTTTTATCCTTAATTTTTAATCTCTTTGAAGCCCCTCTTTAGGGGCTTTTTTTATGCGAGCAAGAAAATGACTAAGCAAGTTATTAATGTTGGTTCAGCTGCAAATGACGGATCAGGAACACCAGCTCGAACAGCTTTCCAGTATGTGAATGCCAACTTTTCTGAGCTATATGATTTCCTAACCGGAACCACTAATGCAACCACACTCCCCACAGCTCTACCAATTGCAAAAGGGGGGACAGGCGCAACTTCGGCAGCGGCTGCACGGACTAATTTAGGT